ATTAAGTATTTTTCAGAATGGTTGACGGATCAAATTCTATCTAAAGATGAGGCAGAAATGCCGCTTCCCAATTTTCTGAATGCTTTTTTCAACCTGTTGATCCGGAACTTTCTTAATGACGATTCGTGCTTTAAGAATCCGGCTACGCAGAAGATTCGAATGAATCAAACCGTGGTATCGAGTTATTGTGATTACCAATTAAAAGTTGACCAATCTTCTAATTTCTTAGGAGGTCAGGCTCTTCTCGCTCAAGGAGAACATCCCGTAGATAGCCTTACTTTAGCAACATATGCGTCGAATATCGCCATGCAAGATAACGAGGTTGCCAGCTTTTATAGCAACACGATCAGGACCATGCATGCCGCCGCGGGTACCCGCGGCGTCGGAGGGAGTGATGACGCGGAGTCCGCACTGGAATGGGACATGTTCGCAGAAACTCGCGATTTTCAAATGGACGCTAATATGTCCCGAGTCCGTCATTTCAAGCCTCTGACGATCGCTGCAGGCGCCCGCTATCCTGTATTTGTAGGAAATGAGGGAAGTGGCGTAGGAAATCCATTGTTGTCGATTTCAGGGCACAATAGTCGCGGCGGGCAGGGCGGTGGACGTGGTGACCGTCACCAGCAGCCACAAGGCGCCCAACGCCGCGGGATGTCAGCAGTGCAAGCATTACAATGGACAATGGCTCGAAATGCCTATTATGTACAACCCGACCTGACACCACCGGAAGGATCCACGAACCCCGCCGCCCGGGGCAGATATGTAGATGTTTTTGGAAATACAGTGTATACTGACATCCCGGGCTATCGCCGATCCGTGGTTCCCTATAATCCCGGTGATCTGAGTCCGCTACCTGGCTCAGCGTGGGTCAATCCTGACGATTCGGTCGGCAACTGGGGCCGCCGCGGCGGAAGTGGTACTTGGAATCTGAACGCTCATGAGGGCACCGACGTGGCCACTCCACAATATTACTCCGAAGATATTCTTTACACCATGGCCACACAAAATCCTACTTTGCACGATACCACTTATAATTTTCTTATTTTTTGCGCCGGTCGTGCCGCACCCTTACGAGAACTACAAGAAACTGTTACAGCCGATCGGCAAAGCTTAAAGGGAAACTCAGCATGGCATAGGATTAAACGCGCACACCACAGATATCGAATTCCTCATTATACGTTAGGTCGCCAACGTGGGGTTGTAAAGGAAATTAAGCTCACTAAAACCAATTCTCCGGGTCTTCAAGAAGTGCGTTTTGAACAAGACGGTTATGATGGATTGCGACAATTGCGTGAAGTTTATGATGTTGAAGTGACGATGTTGTGCAATCCAAAGCTCTATCCCGGTACCTACATATATATTGATCCGGATGGGTTTTTCCCGGCACGCGAATTAGGACGTTCAACTGTGATTAACAGCTCTGGCCAAGCGATTGTGCGCGAATATAACCTCAGTCAGTTTGGAATTGGGGGATACTATATGGTAATCCGTTCGGAGAATAAACTATCCGATGGTACCCTGTTGACAACTGCCACTGCCAAATGGGTCGCCTCTATCGATCCTCCTTCGGATAATCCTGCGCCGAGCGCCGAACAGGATTCGGGTGAGATGACTACAAGCGAACATGCTTTATGCGCCCGCGCCCGTAGATCAGAGTTGTTAAAGATTATGAACTTAGAAGAGATCAGCGCGGCTGCAGAGGCGCCAGATCTTAATACTCCGGCGATGGAAGTGACAGAAGGAGGTTAAAGATGTCTATATTTTTAGTAGGAGATGAAGCCGAGTCCGCGCGAGACTTGTTCTATAAACGCAGCGCATATACTCTTATCACACAAGCACCTCAGAACAGTCCGGTGACCGATTTCTATATAGCAGAAAAGCAATTGTATGGCAAAGTAGATTTCGATTATATTCCTATTCTGCTCAAAAAGCACAGTGATGCGGCTCTGTTTACTCACCAGCGCTCACTCAGTACTCAATATACGAGCAATCCTATTGAGCCCCCTGTTCTTCCTGTATATGTGGCGGATGCATTCGAGGGTCTTGGTCGGGCATTCGAAAAGGCCAGTTTCACGGGACAGGTCCCCTCGGGACACCAATATTTAAGCACTATCAAGGTGTATGCAGCTTATTCTGATTTTCGGCTCAGATATGACGAATATTTACGCAATTATATTCAAGCCATTGCCGGCGAAATACGTCAAATGCAACTTCCTGTTGAAAATATCACTCAACTCGTTGAATACTATGAAATCATGCTGATGCCCGCGCTTTCCAAAGAAAATCCTCTCACTTTATCTAGCTTCATTAAAGGAACACAGTGTTCGCGCTTACATACTGGGCTAGCACTTGAGATCGCTGATTTAGGTGTGGGGAATGATCAAGAAAAGGTGAAGCATTTTTTTAATGCACCTGCCTGGGAATTTTATGTTAATGCCGCCCGGGCCCATGGCTTTATGATCGATCGTCATGTTCCGTGGCGACTGGTAGCTGATATTGGATCTCAATCAATGTTGCAATATGCCACCAAGTATGGACTGAACACAACTGGTAAAATATTAGATATGGGATATGAAAAAGCATATCATCAAGGATTTATTAAGTTTATAAACTTTTTCTTGCGCTTGTATGAAAACACTGTTCGCCCTACGGTGGATTTTCAACGGCTTTGTCCCGACGGCAAGATAAGATATGTTTCTCGACCCACTAAAAAATATAACTTTATTGACGTACTGACAGAGATCTCCGAAGAGCGCCTGCTGCGATTATATTTTCAAGTCCGCATGAACGAGGAAGATCATAGTTTTACCGATAGTCAGCAGCATATTCTAATTAACGAGTGTATGGGGCTTTTTGAGATATCTCGTCATCGAGACACTGCATTAGAAGTTTTTGCTAGAATTTCTAATAAAACGTTTGACTATGATGGCTCACTGAGTTATATTGTTAAAGTAAGAAAACAAATGCAAGCTGAAACGTTATCAGGCGTCGGTGGAGCAATGAGTTCAGATACTGGCGGAGGTGGCTATTGATTTTCCAAACAATCGATGATAAAAGCGAATGTATCGGAATATACGCGGAAGGCAAACTACATTATGAAAATTTTCCAACTGATTTAACGCGCACATGGCGCTACACGGGCTCTCTTGATAAAGAGGATATAGAATATGGGTGGTTATGGGGAAATGGGCTCACGTTAGAACAAGCGTGCCCCGAAGATTTGGCCGAAGCCTACAAAAAGTCCCAAAAACGTCTGCAGGCGTATCTAAAATCCTTTCAGTTAGGCAAGATTAACATGCGAGAGCATTGTATTTTTGATTTAGTGCCGGAAGACTTCCTCATGGAATTCTGCGATATCAAAAATAGAATCACTCAACATGTGTTTGAAACATATGAAAAGCCTGAGAGCTATGAACACTTGTCGGCCATTGATCGCTTATTGTACAAGATTAAATACCAAGAGCTAAATCTTAATAATGAAAACTGTAGGGAATTGTACTATTCTTCCCGTTCCCGTGCAAAAGCGACGGAGTTAATAAACAACTATCGCTATGTGGATTACAATCTATTTGGCACCGTCACAGGGCGCCTCACCACACGCAAAAAGTCTTTTCCTATCCTTACCGTCAAAAAAGAATTTCGGAAGCTCTTAAAGCCAAATAACGAATGGTTCTTGTCATTGGACTATAATGCCGCGGAAGCTCGCACTTTCTTGGCGTTAGCAGGGCACTCGCAGCCTAATGAAGATATTCATGCATGGAATATGAAAAATGTTTATCATGATAGCGGTGAAACAGCAACACGCGAAGATGCCAAAGTTAGATTTTTTGCATGGCTTTATGATCCTAACTCCGATGATGTAAGTATTGAGAATGTCTATGACAAACAAAAAGTACTTGACCTTTATTACAAAGAAGGATATATTAATACAACCTTTGGGCGTTCGATTCGCGTCGATCCTCCGAAAGCGTTGAATTACTTGATTCAGAGCACTACAGCTGATCTGGTGCTGGAGAGGGCGGTAGCGATGGATAAGTTTTTAGAAAATCATAAATCGTTCGTTTCTCATATTGTTCACGATGAGATTGTGGTTGATTTGGCTGACGACGAGCGAGATCTGGTGCCACATCTTAAAGAGCTATTTAGTGCTAATAAGCTCGATCAATTTCAAGTTAACTTATCGTGTGGCTTTAATTATTACGATCTGAAAGAGTTAAAGATATGATTTCAATTGTAGGACTCGGCACTGCCGCCTCGGCGATCGCCGCTAAATTCGAAGGGATCTCCAATTATCAGGTTTATTATCTTAATGATAAAATCGAGAAGACCCACAAGTATAACTTTAAATTAGAGAAGTATGATACGCCAGAAGAATACGAACAACACATACCAGACGTGAGGAAGACTTTCAAGTCGCTCACCGAACGCGTTCAATTCTTTGTGACCGGTGCCTCCATGAGTTCAAATTATTGTTTAGGTATTTTGGAGCAAATTAAAGATAAAGAAATTGATGTATTTTATATCAAGCCTGATACGGAATTGTTAACGGGCCTTCCCAAGTTAATGGAAAACATGGTTTTTGGAGTCCTGCAAGAATATGCACGCTCTGGGCTTCTGCGTTCGGTTACGTTGGTTTCTAACGCAAATTTAGAGAACACGCTGACCGAAATTCCAATTAAGACTTACTACGATACACTTAATACTTCGATCTTTTCTACGGTCCACTATCTAAATTATTTTGAATTCACAGAGCCCGAAATCGGGCAAGTGTCCCGACCATCAGAAATTAATCGCATTCGTACGATTGGAATGTTGAATATCAAAAATCTTGAAGAAAAATGGCTTTTTGATCTTGACATGGAACGCGACCTGTGTTATTATATATGTATAAATGAGAACAGATTAGCAACCGAGGGTGGTTTGCATCGGAGAATCGTCGACATGTTGAAGAAAAAGCCAAAGAATGCATTTCGACGGATTTCGTACGCAATCTATGAAACCCCACTAGAAGACTTTGGGTTTTGCGTTGCCCACACTAACGCAGTACAAACACAAAAAACTCTTGACTCTTTAGAGACAGAGTGATATACTTTATTCACAAAAGGAGAAATTGAATAATGTCAATTGATATGGAGCTTATGCGTCGCAAGCTCGCAACTTTGCGCGGCGAAACTAAGAGTGACTCAACATCGGTATGGTTTAGGCCAGACGAGGGAGACACTGATATTCGGATCATTCCCACTAATGACGGAGATCCACTGAAGGAAATGTTCTTTCACTATAATGTTGGAGATCATAAGGGCGGTGTCCTGTGTCCCAAGCGCAATTATGGTGAGCATTGTCCTATCTGCGAATTCGCTTCCTCGCTATGGCGAGAAGGAAGTGATAACAACGACGAGGAGAGCAAGAAGCTAGCAAAGTCACTCTTTGTGCGCACCCGCTATTTCAGCCCCGTAGTTGTACGTGGACGAGAAGACGAAGGGATTAAGGTATACGGCTACGGTAAGACCGCATACGAACTCCTTCTCGGCTACATCCTTGATCCCGAGTACGGTGATATTACGGATGTAAAGGAGGGTACTGACATTACTCTCACTTACACCAAGCCCACCAAGCCGGGAGCATACCCCCAAACAAGTCTGAAGATGCGTCGAAACACCTCTCCTCTATTGAGTGATGTGGAAGCGACACCCGCCCTCCTTGATCGCATGCCAGAGTTTGATACGCTCTTTGAGCGTTTGAGTTCTGCGCAAGTCGACGCAATTCTTGATGAGCAACTGGCCGGCGATGGTAGTGCCGAGAGCCGATCATCGGAAACCACTAAGTATGCTGGCACGCAAACTAGTGAAGTAGACCGCGCCTTCGATGAACTGATGAGCGGTTAGGACCCGGACTTGGCCCGCTGGCAGACCGGGAAAAGTCTGCCACATTTTTAATTAGTTGCTTGACAATACAAAAAGCATTTGATATAATAAGAATATCTTCTCAACAGAAGATGAGTACCAAATCTCTATTGCTACGGCCCGGAGATTTTAGACATAAACACGCGATTCGCGAAAAGGAGAAATAAATGTCGACCCAACTCAAAACAGTCCCCCAACAGGCTTATATTGTTGGAACAACCATCCGACCAGGGTTCAATGGTCAGGGAACTATCGATCTAAACGATTATGCAGGAATGGTGCCACCCACGTTTGAAGGTTGCACTTTTTCTCACTTTACGTTTCTTGATTTGACTACGGTTAATATCGATACTGAAAGCTTTGCTAACCTTGGAATTCGTGAAGAATTTGAAGGCGATGATGGCAATCGTATCGACGAACTTGAAGTCTCTTTTGAGAACAACGGGTTTGAAACCGTTGACTGGCCCCCATCAATTGATAATCTTGGTGGATTCATTGATGGTCGTGGGCGCACCACAGGTGCTCTCAATCGCAACGAGCGATGGATTCCTGTCGCGGTTTATGACCGTGATGATTTTTCGGTTTCAAGCACTGTTACCAACGGAATCAAGGGCAACCTCGGAGGACGCCCACAGCGTAGTGCTTCGTTTCGTGACATTGTTAATGGAGGAGTTCACTTGGTCAATGAAGGTGAGCTTAAGCCAACAGTTAGCGATGTTAACAACTGGTTGAAGAAGCGTCTTGAATTGTGGAGATTCTTCAAGGCTGATTTGATCACGAAAATGCAGCAAGCTATTGTTGAAGAAAGCACGCGTGATGAATCGTTGATTCTGCGCAAGAAGACTAGTTCGTGGCACGCGTGGATTAAGCGCAACCTTGGACTTGACGAGAAGGCTGGTGATTACGTATTGGTAAATGCGTCTTCATCCTCGTATCAGACGTATATTCAACGTCTGTGGTGTGAGAGCATCCTTCCGGCTATCATCGACGGTTCGGATCCGGTAGATGTGATCTTTTATACTAGTCACTATCGACCTTCAAAGGCTCGGGATGGACTGCAAAAGTCCATTGAAAAGCTGGACCAACTGTACGACATGTCATTTAGTCTTGTCAAGAGTCACCTCAAGAGTTCGGGTATCGATCTCGATGCAGTCTTGGCTGCAACAGGTACTCAACTTAACAGTGATAAGCCTTTCAATATCATTGGAGCATGTCCGCAGATTGTTAGCGATCACGAATTTGAAAGCGGCAAGTTGATTGATGTGACTAGCTACTGATGAAGACTCCGTTACGATATCCCGGCGGCAAAAGTCGTGCTGTGAATACGTTAATGGACTACATCCCTGATGATTGTGGGGAGCTTTGCTCCCCCTTTCTCGGGGGTGGTTCGTTTGAGCTAGCTTTGGCAGCGAAGGGTGTAAAGATACACGGATACGATGCCTTTAAGCCAATCGTATGGTTCTGGCAGGCACTACTAAAAAACCCTGCGAGATTAGCTCAATTGGCCGATGCGACCAAGACCCGAAGACCGCGCAAATACGTATATCAAGGTAAAGAATATAAAGCACGAGGCTTGCTAAAGAAAGACTTTGAGCGATTCCGTGACGAAATCCGGTTTGCGCTGAAGATGAAGCATCCCTTCACTTTTGAATCGGCTGCTAAAGTATATGCCATTAATCGGAGTAGTTTTTCGGGAGCTACATTTGCCGGGGGCTTTTCCGAGAGAGCTTCTTATGCGCGATTCACAGATAATCAAATTGAAGCAATTAGAAACTTTAAGGTAGATAATTTTACGGTAAAACATGCTGATTTTAAAGACTCAATGAAAAAGCATGATTGTCATTTCTACCTTGATCCTCCCTACTTCTTGTCTGGCGCAAGAAACAAATTGTATGGAGACGAGGGCGATATGCATGAGTTTTTCCCTCATTTGGCGTTATTCTCCGAATTACGAAAAAGAGAGAACTGGGTTTTATCGTACAATGACTGTCCCGAGATTAGAGAACTCTATCGCGACTATAAGATTCATAAGGCCCAGTGGACTTACGGAATGAACAAATCAAAAGAATCGTCAGAAATTATTATTACCAACTTGCCTGAGCGCAAACACTATGTTATACTAAATGAAACCAAAGGAGTAAACAATGGCACGCAAAGCTAAATCTAAAGCGGGTAGAGTATCCATGCAAGATCTGATGGGTCTTGTAAATAAGAAGGCGGGACGAAACGTCGCGCATGATCTAACCGGCGATAATCCTACTGCCGTTAAAGAATGGATCCCTACAGGCTCGCGATGGCTTGATTCGATCATATGCAAAGGTCGAGTGGCCGGCATTCCAGTGGGCAAAGTTACCGAGATTGCAGGACTTGAATCTACAGGTAAGTCATACATGGCTGCACAAATAGCCGCTAACGCCCAGAAAATGAATAAGCTTATCGTTTATTTTGATTCTGAGTCTGCTATCGACCCTTCATTTTTGGAACGAGCAGGATGCGATTTAGAGCGCCTTATGTACGTTCAAGCTAGTTCGGTGGAGTTTGTGTTGGAGACAATCGAAGAATTGCTTGGCGCTACCGATGATCAGCTAGTTTTTATTTGGGACTCGTTGGCATTTACTCCATCGATTTCTGATGTAGAGGGCGATTTCAATCCCCAATCTTCGATGGCTGTTAAGGCACGCATTCTTGCCAAGGGTATGTCCAAACTGACTATTCCGCTAGCGGATAAGAAAGCAACCCTCATTGTTCTTAATCAGCTAAAGACAAATATCCCACAAGGACCTAATGCGCGAATTGTGGCCATGACCACGCCTTATATTACACCGGGTGGAAAGGCTATGCACTATTCGTATTCGCTTAGAATCTGGCTCACCGGACGTAAAGCAAAGTCTTCGTTTGTGACTGATGACAAGGGCTTTCGAATTGGATCGGAAGTTAAGGTGAAGCTGGAGAAATCCCGCTTCGGCACCCAGGGTCGGTCCTGTGCGTTTCGTATTCTGTGGGGTACAGAGGATATCGGGATCAACGATGAGGAGAGTTGGTTTGAAGCTATCAAAACCTCGGAATGCCTCACGTCGGCCGGCGCGTGGTACACGTTAAAGATGCCCGATGGGTATACTAAAAAGTTCCAACCGTCGAAGTGGACAGATTTAATTACATCTGATGATGAATTTAAAGCTAATGTCATACGTCTAATGGATGAAGAAGTTGTTCAGAAGTTTGATAAACGTGAAGGTTCCGCCGACACATTTTACACAGACCCAGACGACTTGCCACAAAAAGTGGCCCACCACCCCGTATAGGAGAAAAACATGACTAGTCTATTCGCACTACTTTTAATGGGAGCAGTTGATACTGCTGACGCTCATCCTCGACACGTCCACCGTCCGAGGCATCACCATGCACAACGCCATCGTCCCGCACCGCCTCCGCGTCTGCGTGGTCATCAAGTACGTTGGCATCGCAACCATTGGGTATACACCCACAGCAACCCAAACTTTATTTGGAGATGGGTGCCGGGCCACTATACTCGCCGCGGCGCATGGGTACCCGGATCATGGCAAGTAGTCATGCGATTTTAATTAAAAAACTGATTGACTTTACCCTCCGGATTGGTTATAATAAGATATAATCATGAAGGAGGGTTTTTCATGCGTAACTATGGCTATGCCTGCATCAACATGGGGTTTTCTACTCGCCCCAAGTCGCAGCGTATCACAACTAACCGAACGATGATCAAACGCACGTTCCAAGAAAAAGGTATCGGATATGCTTCCGAACTAGCTCTACAAAATGTGCGAGATCTGTACAAGATTCTACATTGGAATCTGGAGAATGACATTTATTTCTATCGCCTGTCCTCGGATATCATTCCGTGGGCCAGCGAGTACGAGATGGAACAGCTTCCAGACTATGGGTTAATCCTAGCTGCATGCAAGAAAGCTGGTAATTTTGCCAAGCAGCACGGCATGCGTCTTACTTCTCACCCTGGACCATTCAACAAGCTAGCTTCACCCAAGGAGCGCGTATATCACTTGACAGCCACGGACCTGACGGTACACGCTGACTTGTTTGATATGATTGGGCTGCCTCGCACGCCATATGCTAAACTTAATATTCACGTCGGTGCTGCCTACGGCAACAAGCCGTTTGCTCTTGACAACTTCTGTCGTAACTTCGAACGGTTGCCTGAATCTGTGCGTTCTCGCCTTACAGTTGAGAACGATGATAAAGCATCGCTATACTCTACGCAAGAATTGTATGAAGGGGTTTACAAGCGCATTGGTATTCCGATTGTATTTGACTACCATCACCACATGTTACACCCCGGCGGACTGTCCGAACAAGAAGCGCTTGAACTTGCTTTGTCTACGTGGGGCGATGTCAAGCCGGTTGTACACTATGCAGAATCACGCTCCGTGGAACATAATAATCCAAAGATTAAACCACAAGCACACTCGGATATGATCCGTAATCCCTTCAATGACTACGGTCACGATCTGGATGTTATGATTGAAGCTAAACACAAAGAACTTGCATTATTAGAATATCGTGTTATAATGAATAAACAAAGGATGGCAATATGAAAAGACTACTAATAATTGATGCGCTGAATGCGTACTTAAGGGCATATATTGTAGACCCTAGCTTGTCTACAAATGGGCAACCAATTGGAGGATTGAAGGGGTTCGTTAAAATCCTTCAAAAGCTCGTCCGTGATACTAATCCGGATCAGATTGTGGTAGTTTGGGATGGTCCCAATGGATCCGCTAAACGGAAGAGCATGGACAAAAATTACAAGGAGGGACGCAAACCTATCAGGCTTAATCGAGCATTTCACAATCTTACCGAAGACGAAGAACTACAGAATAAGATGTGGCAACAGAGCCGAGTGATTGAGTATTTTAATAATATGCCCATCATGCAGTTCATGATCCCCGAGATCGAAGCCGACGATATTATTGCGTACATTGCAGGGATGCCCTATTATAAAGGATGGCAGAAGATTATTGTCTCCAATGATAAGGATTTCATGCAGGTGTGTAACGAGGAGACGATTCTTTTGCGGCCGACAGCCAAAGAGCTGTTAAACATGGATCGAATCCTAGAAAATACAGGTGTTCATCCAACAAATATGGCGCTAGCAAGAGCCATTATTGGAGATGCATCGGACAACTTGCCGGGTGTCCGGGGGGTTGGCTTCAAGACTGTAAAAAGTCGCCTACCTTTTCTTAAAGAATCGCGCACATATACGATTGACGATGTAGTTGACTACTGTCAACAAGCCGAGAGCAAGTTAAAGTTTTATTCGAGTGTGGCTGAAAGTCGCAAGCTAATTGAGCATAACTACAAAATGATGCAGCTTTACGCACCACAGATGTCAGTACAATCTAAAACTTATGTACAGGAATCTATAGAAAATTTTGAATGTGATTTCAACAAAACTGAGATTCTAAAAATGATGCGCAATGATGGATTTGGTGAGTTAAACTGGGAAGATTTGCGCACTGCCCTCAACCGAATTAGCAGGGAGTGTGTTGACAATGAAATGCAATAAAATTTCGTTTGAGATTGACTTTCGACAGCTGTGTGGTATAGTTAATATACAGTCCGCCAGAGGTAGTAGATGCTCGCAGAAAATGTAAATTTTGGAAGGTATGGCAAGACCTTCCAAGAGGGGCTAGTGCAGCTCATTTTTGAAGATAGAACGTTTGCCGATCAGATTACCGAAGTACTAAATATTGATTTTCTAGAATTAGAGTATCTTCAAGTTTTTGTTACTAAAGTAGTGAAGTATCGAGCTAGATATGGAAAGCACCCGTCAGTAGACGTGATGGTTTCCATGATGCGCACTGAACTAGACAATGAAGACGAGGTGACACAAAAACAAGTCCGAGAATACTTCGCGCGCATTCACACCACTGAAATTAGCGGCGGTGATTATATTAAAGAAACGGCACTTGATTTTTGTAGAAAACAAAAACTTAAGGAAGCAATGATGAAGTCCGTGGGACTTCTTCAAAGTTCGTCCTTTGATGAAATATCACAAGTAATTAATGATGCGCTCAAGCTTGGATCTGAGAATAATTTTGGTTATGATTATATGGCTGATTTTGAAGCTCGATTTGTTCCCAAACATCGGAATCCCGTCACTACTGGTTGGTCAGACATCGATGTGATTATTGGGGGTGGTCTGGGTAAAAGCGAATTGGGAGTGGTTATTGCTCCCACAGGCGCTGGAAAGAGCATGCTCTTGGTACATCTGGGAGCTAGCGCTCTACAGGAAGGCAAGACGGTAGTGCACTATACGCTAGAGTTGCAAGATACTGTTATCGCTAATCGTTATGATAGCTGTATCACTGGATATCCCTTATCCGATATCACTAATTTTAAGGAAGAAGTTTACGAAGAAATTAAAGAGCTAGACGGAGCGCTCTACATAAAAGAGTATCCCACAAAGTCGGCCAGCACTAATACTATTCGCAACCATCTTTCGCGACTAGTCAAGCGCGGCATCAAGCCCGGGCTGGTGATTGTGGACTACGCGGATCTTTTAAAGCCCGTGACAGTAAGAAAAGAGAAGCGTTCTGAATTAGAGTCTATTTATGAGGAACTCCGCGCACTCTCCACAGAGTTTCAATGTCCAATCTGGACAGCTTCCCAGACCAATCGGTCAGGTTTGAGTGCCGAAGTTATTACGATGGAACAGATTTCTGAAGCGTTCAATAAGTGTTTTGTTGCTGATTTCATTTTCTCGGTCTCTCGTACTATTGATGACAAACAAAATAATAAAGGCAAGATCTTTATTGCAAAAAACAGGAACGGCCCCGATGGAATGGTATATCCGATATTTATGGACACATCAAATGTTAAGATTAGAATATTGCCCCGAACGCAGCTCATCGCCCAACAAGGACAACAGCAGATTACTACTGCACCCGTGGCGCTGGATCCGAAAGCGCAGCAACAATTGTTAGCTGCCAAATACAACAAATTAAAAGGAAAACGCAAATGAGAACAATTGAGAATATCCGCCGATTTAGACTATCAGATACTTTTATTGAACCTTATAAAGAAAGCGCCGTACCCTGGGGACCGCTGGGATACGTTACTTTCAAAAGGACCTATTCACGCCGACTAGAAGAATTCGAACCCGGGATGTCGGGATCGGAAGAGTGGTGGCAAACCTGCCGGCGTGTGGTAGAGGGCATGTTCAACATGCAGAAGCAGCACGTATTCTTGTTGGGTCTTGAGTGGAATGATAACAAGGCTCAAAAGACGGCTAAAGAAGCCTATGATCGTTTATTTAATTTGAAATGGACACCCCCCGGACGTGGACTCTGGATGATGGGTACCAAGTTTATTGAAGAGCGAACGGCGGCGGGATTGTTTAATTGCGCATTTCGTTCTACTCGCGATCTTTCTACCAAGGGGGGTTACCTCTTTGCATGGATGATGGATGCATTGATGCTCGGCATCGGCGTTGGATTCGACACAGAAGGCGCAGGAAGCCTCACCATCAAAGAGCCGCAGTATACCAACGATACATTAGTTATCGATGATTCGCGCGAAGGATGGGTTGATTCCGTCCATACACTTTTAGATGGGTTCTTTTTCGGTAATAAGGTGCCTAAGTTCGATTACTCTGCTATTCGACCAGCTGGTGCTAAGATCGGAGGATTCGGCGGAACGTCGAGCGGGTATGGTCCACTTAAAGAGTTGCACGATAACCTCGTAGAATTGTTTTCCTCCAAAGTAGGAGAACCTATTTCCTCAGTGGATATTGTAGATACCGAAAATCTCATTGGACGCTGTGTGGTGTCGGGAAACGTGAGACGTTCGGCCGCCTTGGCTATGGGCGCCTACGATGATTTTAGATATTTGGAGATGAAGAACGATTCTGAAAAATTAATGCACCACCGATGGGGTTCTAATAACTCATTTAACGCTAAGGTAGGGATGGACTATAGCTGGCATGCCCAGCAATCCCAAAAGAATGGAGAGCCAGGATATATTTGGCTGGAGAATGCGCGCACCCGCGGCCGGTTTAAAGATGGCTTGCGATTTGATGATGTAAATGTAGCGGGATTCAATCCATGTGTAGAACAGCAATTGGAAGACGCAGAACTATGCTGCTTGGTCGAAACGTTCCCAGCTAAGCATGAAAATCTGGAAGACTACTTGCGTACTTTAAAGATCGCCTACCTGTACGGTAAAACTATTACGCTTTCCAACACGCATTGGCCCGAGACTAATGCGAAGATGCTCAAAAACCGACGCATCGGACTCTCACAATCAGGAGTAGTTCAGGCGTTTAACAAGTTCGGCCGCCGTACGGTATATGATTGGTGCGATAAGGCGTACGAATCCGTAGCTCAATTAGATGAGGAATATTCTAATTGGTTGTGCATCCCGAAATCTATTCGCACTACCTCTATTAAGCCTTCGGGTACTGTATCTCTCCTAAATGGTTCAACGCCGGGCATCCACTTCCCAGAGAGCGAGTATTATATTCGACGCATTCGGTTTGGTAGCGACTCTAGAGTGCTGCCAACATTGGAAGAGAGCGGCTACAAGATGGAAGAAGACAAGTATACCCCCAATACTATTGTAGTAGAGTTTCCTGTACATGAGCCTTATTTTACAAAAGGGAAGAAAGATGTTAGTATATGGGAGCAATTGGAAATCGCCGCACAATACCAACATTACTGGGCCGACAACTCAGTATCCGTGACTGTCACTTTCTCTGAAGAGGAATCTGATCAGATCAAATCAGCCTTGGAAATGTATGAAACGCGCTTGAAGGCTGTCTCATTCTTGCGTTATCAAGAGACAGGCTATGTGCAGGCTCCCTATGAGCCCATTACTAAAGAGCAATACGAAGAAATGAGCAAAAATATTACTCCTATCAAACAGCTAATCGAAGTAGAAGAAGCTGCAGGTAGTAAGTTTTGCACCAACGATAGCTGTACTATATAATCTAAACACAAGAGAGGAAATTTTGTTTAAACCAGTTAATAGATATATGCAAATAAATATACCAAAACCAAAGCCGCAAACGGCAAGCGGTCTTTTGCTCCCCGAAGATTACAAGCCAGCAGAAGAAAGGCACATAACAGCAGAAGTGGTTGCGTACGCTGCAGATGTGAGGTTTAAGGATCAGTTGGTGATGTGTGGCGGCAAAGGCGCATCTGTCATCGTCGATAAGTCGATGATTGAAGAAATATCAGTAAATAATGAGAAAATAAACATTGTTCTTGATAATTATGTTGTGGGCATAATTAACTAAACGGAACAAAGTAATGACTATTGACAAGAACTTTTACAATGAAGCGTCAGCAGCTAAATTGGGGTGGGATCCAACATGGTTTGGAGAAAAATACTTCGATGATAAGTTAACGCGCGCCATTAAGAAATGGCAGAAAGAGAATCGCTTAGTCTCCGACGGACTCTGTGGTCCAGCCACATTTCGCCGGCTTTGGACTGCGCGCCAGTCCGATATTGACGATTATAAGCCCGAGGAATGTAAGTATTCTAACTATATCGTCCAGAATGGGAATTTCATTCCTATCAAGTGGGATAAGGTTGTGTTATGGTCCGAAAGCGGGGGGATGAAGGCTGAGGCTGGAAATTACTATGATTATACCGGTAGACCTCTACGCAAAATCAGATACTTTGTTAACCACTGGGATGTGTGTTTGAGTTCTCGCTCTTGTCAACGGGTTCTTGACAAGCGAGGTATTTCTGTGCATTTTCTTATCGACAATGATGGCACCATTTACCAGACTTTAGACATGCAACATGGCGCATGGCACGCGGGTTCCGAAAGAGCCAACCGTGCTTCCGTAGGAGTGGAGATCTCTAACGCCTATTATCTCAAATATCAAGATTGGTACGAGCGCAACGGCCATGGCACACGACCAATTGTCGAAGATGCCTGGGTGCATTCCACCAAGCTAGAGCCGTTTCTCGACTTCTATCCGGTACAAATTGAAGCCCTTAAGGCTCTATGGAAAGCCATCCACGAAGGAGTGGACATTCCTTATGAAGCGCCGTTAGGTCAGTTTGGCAACACTTCTACCAAATATGAACAGCATGTAAAATACGGAGACTTTACGGGATTTGTTAGTCATTATCATGTAAGCAAGCGCAAGATTGACTGTGCGAATTTAGATCTCAAGAAACTACTGGATGAATTAAAGAGCGATTGTGATTCTTAACTATGACGTGGTTGTAGTAGGCAATGATTTCGACGCAATACTTTACGCATTCACACATCAGTTGCCTCTTATTAACACCGCCTTCCAGCGGCCTTTTCGGTTTGATTACTGCTCAGATCATTATGATTGGGGGTGCGTTAAACTTTCCAGCTGCTTAAGTCGAGAGGTAGTTACACACGATCAAGTTTATCAGACCGGCATTCCTAAAGAACTTTTATGGGAACGCCTTCTTTTCCTGATGGGGCTCAATGGGCTGCTACCCGTTGGGGGCATAGACACGTCAATTCGGTGGCGGAATGACAATACTATCGTTGCTTCCGGTGAATATGCAAAAGTGGCCGAGATTACCTATGAAGAATGTCACATAATAAATCAAAAACCCCTTGAAAGCAGTAAGATAACATGTTATGATTGGATTGCTTTTAATCGTGGAGGTAAACATGAGATTGATCTCATTGAAACCGCTGACGAGTTTGTAAATCATATATGGTTTTATCCATCAGATCGTATCAGTGGCAATACCGGCGTGAAAGACGCTTGTGCTGTTTCGTACTTGACTGCTGAACAGATTCTTAGCTTTGATTACGCTGAAACAATGGCGCGCTTTAAGGTGGTCCACGAGATGAAAGCACGAGGAATGAAAGGATTATACAATGGTTTATCACCCACAGGCGTTCCTAAATATTACGACTTTAAAACTAGTTTTATTGCTCGCGACAGAAGCACGAAATTACAGCGCGCATTCACACCGCCCACGACGAAAAGTATTCAACATAAAATGGAAACAGAGGAGAATTTATTCGCATCTGTATCATCGGCTTGTGTGGGATACGATAGATTTCTAAAGCATTTATGAATACCGCATCCCATATGGCAGGTATCATTCCTGTGGCCAATCTTCAAACAGATTTAGAGGCGCCATTCGACCCCGTGTTAACCCTGGTTGCTCCCGGTTATACGGCTATTCAAAAATCCGTATTAGAGTGCGCCATCGCTGGCTGTCGGACTATATGGATCGTCTGTGGAGATGACACCGCTCCTATTATACGCAAGATAGTGGGCGAATGGATCTTCGACCCGGTATACCTTTCTCGGCCACATGTGCGCTTTCCTTCCGAGCATCAACGCGAGATTCCTATTTATTATGTCCCTATTCATCCTAAAGATATGGATCGCCGTGATTCGTATGGCTGGTCTGCGCTTTATGGGATAGCTTCCGCATGGCGCGTGGCATCGAAGATCTCGCGGTGGCTATTGCCAGATAAGTATTTCATTTCATTTCCGTTGGGACTACATAATGTTTACGGACTGCGGCCATTACGCCAACAGATCTCTAGCACCGAAGGGAATTTCTTCCTATCTCACAAGGAACAAACTGTATTGGATAATTTGCCATTAAGCTTTACCATGTCAGGTGATGATTTTTTACAGTGCCGGCGCCAGGTTAATAGTTTAACTACAAAAGAATACTACAATACCGACGAGCAATATCCTAGCGAAAAGTTACCGCTAAGCGAAAGATGGTCTGCACGCCACTTCGATTTCGCTACGGTTTTTGGACCGACAGATCGAACCAACGCAGTTGACCATGAAGTAGACTGGTATTATGATGCTAGCCAGTGGGAAGAATATCGGAATTATTTGGGCTCAGAAAATTTCATTAAAAAACCAGCAAAGATCTTGACACAGCCGCGTAGACATGCTAAATTAACATATACACAGGAGGGAAGTGTTGAAGAAATCGAAGATTAAATTTGTGGGACTCCACGCACACTCAGTCGCGGGGTCTATTTTTGATGCCATTGGTTATCCGCAGGACCATATGGATTTTTGTTATGAGAATGGCGGAGAAGCATTGGCTCTAACCGATCATGGAAACATGAACGGGTTAGCCTATCAGGTTTTGCATGCCAAGAAGATGCACGAAAGCGGCCGCGACTTCAAGCCTATCTATGGGTGCGAAGCGTATTTCATTCCATCACTAGAAGAATGGCGAGAGGAATATGAGAAGGCGATGGAGGACAAGAAGCGCGCAAGGTCTATTAAGAAAACTGATCAATCCGGCGCCACTGTCGAAGATGAAGGCAGCAGCAAGAAGGTGCAGGATATCCTCCGCCGGCGAAGACATCTTGTGTTGTTGGCACAGAACCAGACAGGGCTCAACAACCTCTTTAAATTGGTATCCGAGTCTTACCAGCCAGAAAACTTTTATCGCTATCCACGCATTGACTACGCGCTCCTAGAGAAGTACAACGAGGGTATCATCGCCGCGTCTGCGTGTTTGGGTGGAGTATATGCCGGAAACTATTGGGAGAATCGAGAGGAAGGTGATCAAGCTGTACTGGATGCAATGTCAGAGACGACTCAGAAAATGAAGGACATCTTTGGCGATCGCTGGTACGCCGAGGTGCAGTGGAACAACATTGATGACCAGCACAAGTTGAATCAATTCGTTATCCAAACAGCCCAAGAACATGACGTTAAACTTATTACAACGGCCGACAGTCATTATCCAAATCCAGACGCATGGAGAGATCGAGAACTGTATACCCGTTTAGGTTGGCTCGGCAAAGGCGGCTTGCCAGAATATATGGAGTCAGATCTTCCCGAAGGTGTGGAAGAAGTGGGTTATGAACTCTATCCCAAGAATGGGGATCAGATGTGGGAGAGCTACAAGAAGTATGCCACAGAAGGAGGCTTTGAATATGATGACAAGCTCATCCTCCAGAGCATTGAGGAAACGCACCATATCGCGTTTGAGCGTATCGAAAAGTTCTTCCCTGACAATACGGTCCAACTACCAAATTTCGTGGTGCCGGCCGGCTTCACGGCGACTCAGGCACTGGTACAGTTTGCTCTAGAAGGATTGAAAGAGCGAGGCATGCATGAAGATCCGGAATATGTCCAAAGGCTCAAGCATGAACTAGATGTTATTGATGACCGAGGCTTCTCTAAGTATTTCTTGACGATGAAGTCTATCGCCGATGTGGCATCCACAATGATGCTTACTGGTCCTGGCCGCGGCTCGGCTGCTGGGTCGCTCGTAGCCTACGCACTAGGTATTACACAGGTTGATCCTATCAAGTATGGGCTCCTCTTTTCTCGTTTCTTGCGTTCCGACGCTAAGGATTATCCAGATATCGATTATGATGTGTCAGATAGTATGGCGCTCAAGGAGAAGCTGGTGGATATGTGGGGTAAAGATTGTGTAGCTCCGATTTCTAACTGGAACACACTCCAGTTGAGATCATTGATTAAGGACATCTCAAAGCTGTATGATATACCCTTTACTGAAGCCAATACAGTGACGTCAGTTATGATGCGCGAGGCTACTCCCGAAGCTAAGAGAAAACACGGGATCAAGGCGGGTGTTTATACTCCTACCTGGGAAGAAGTCATGGAGTACTCCGCTTCTCTCCAGAAGTATTTGAACAAATATCCGGCCGTCAAGTCACATGTTGAAGGATTGGTGGGGCAAGTACGTTCATGTTCACGGCATGCTGGTGGCGTCGTTATTGCCGAGAACCTAGACAGCAACATGCCTCTGATTAATTCCGGCGGTGTGCGTCAAGCTCCGTGGGCTGAAGGGCAGAACGTTAGGCATCTGGAGCCCATGGGTTTCATTAAATTTGATTTGCTCGGACTCTCGACACTCAAAATGATGGAGGGTGCGATCTACCACATCTTGCGCCGTCATCATGGGATTCAAGAACCAACCTTTTCGCAGATTAGTGATTACTACACTGAGAACCTGCACCCTGATAAGCTGAATATGTCCGATCGGTCGGTATATGAGAATATTTTTCATCCAGGCAAGTGGGCTGGAATCTTTCAGTTCACTGAGCACGGGGCTCAGAACTTCTGCACCAAAGTAAAGCCTAATAGTATCATTGATATTTCGGCTATTACTTCTATCTTTCGACCGGGACCATTATCCGCTGGTGTGGATGCCGATTACGTGGAGGCAAAAGAGCATCCTCACTATGTTTCCTATTTGTCGGAAGAGGCCCGAGAGATCACCGAAGAAACCTTTGGGTTTCTCATTTTTCAGGAGCAGATTGCGCTCTTAGGGCACAAGCTCGGAGGATTGACTCTAGACGAAGGCAATCTTCTGCGGAAAGTTCTCACGAAGAAGGGGACAGGAAAGAATAGCGTTAAGGGAAGACTGCACAAGAAGTTTATCACGGGCTGTGTTGAAAAGGGAATCGCCAGAGACGCCGCTCAGGATCTATGGGATAAGTTTGAGTTCTTCTCTGGCTATGGTTTCAACAAATCACACGCGGTTAGTTATTCTATTATCTCTTTTCAATGTGCATGGCTGTTTAACTACTACCCGGCAGAATGGATGGCGGCGTTCTTGGACAAGGAGCCCGAGAGACGCAAGGAAAAGGCAATTAATATCGCCAAGAAGTTTGGATTTAAGATCGCTCCCTTGGATGTGAACAAGTCTGGTGTAGTGTGGGAGATTAGTGAGGATGGAAAAACACTCATTCAACCCCTCACTTCTATCAAGGGACTGGGAATGTCGGCCATCGAGCAGATTCTAGAGAATCGCCCGTTCACAAATGCCGAAGACCTGCTCTTTCGGGAGGAGATCATCTACAGCAAACTCAATAAGAAGGCGCTAGACGCACTCTGTCGCGGGGGCGCTCTCGATGAAATTGTGGATGATCGCTTCACGGGTAGAAAACACTTTTGGTCTGCTTGTATCGTGGACCGTCCAAAAAATCCCAAGAGATTTTCTGAGAATTTGGAACTTTACCGACCCGAAGGGGATTTTAGTGAGGAAGAGATCATTCAGTTTAAGACCGATTTGACGGGTGTTTTCCCCATTAACCTCGTAATCCGTCCCGATACTGTACAACGTTTGCAAGAAAAATTTGTCCCACCAATCTCTGAGTTTGATCCCGGGCTGCAGCTTTGCTGGTTCATTCCCCGAAAGATTACACCTAAGAAAACAAAGAACGGCAAGAACTATTGGGTGGTTGAGGTTATTGATTCCAACAATGAACTTACTAGAATTCGATGCTGGGGTGTAAAGCCGGAAAAGGATCGGATTCATTTAAATCGCCCCTACATGGCTCGGTTAAAGTATGACGAGAACTGGGGATTTTCCACCTATGCGGTGGGTAAGACATTTAAACTCCTAGGATGAAGAGCATAAGGAACACTAATTATGATAAACAGAGGTATAGAGAGATGAATGTTATAAAGAATTTTAGTCCACTCCTTAAGGACAAAGAGTTTATTGATAATTTACCGGTCGTACTGCGCGTGCGAAAGTTCGATGAGACCGCGGCTAAAGAGTTTGCCGCCGGTGTCTGTAAGGCTCAAAACACAGGACAGCCTATTCTTCCTGTGATAATTGATAGTTACGGGGGGCAGGTCTATAGTTTAATGTCTATGATTTCGGATATAAAACATAGCCGCATTCCTGTGGCCACTATTGTGCAAGGAAAAGCCATGTCATGCGGTGCTATTCTATTTAGTTTCGGCGCCGAAGGTAAGCGATATATAGATCCTGATGCCACCTTGATGATACATGACGTGAGTTCAATGAATTGGGGCAAAGTCGAAGAGATTAAGGCATCGGCCGAAGAAACAGAGCGTCTTAATCGCAAGGTGTATGAAATGATGGCAGAAAACTGCGGACATCACAAGGATTATTTTCTAGATATCATTCACGATCGGGGACACGCAGACTGGTTTTTGGAAGCTGACGATTGTCTCAAACACAATTTAGCTAATCACACCCATATCCCCACGTTTAAAATTACGGCTTCGGTCAAGTTTGACTTTAAATAGGAGGATGCGATGTGGGCGCTTATAAACGACTACGATGGAAACAAGCTCTTAACCAGTATCGGTTTATTAAAGAAGAGCAAGAAATAGTGCAATCGTTAGGGCGTGAAGCTGCTCCCTTGTTTCAGCAGCATTATGAAGGCTTTTTAGTGCGACATGACATTGATTTGGAAAAGCTTAATCAGCAGAATGCCGATCGTATCCAAGAAGCCTACAATATCACGGAGTCCGAGTGGGGTGACGTGCCAGCCCCCGCCGAAGGGGCGTCTTGCACGCAAGTAATGGCCGCGACGTCGACTCAAGAAAAAACAGAAGAACAACAACTGAGCGAAGATGAGCACATTATACATCAAATCTTTACTAAACTTTTTAAGACGATTGCCGTTAAGGTGCATCCTGATAAGATTAATGTATATGATTATGACTTTCATGAGAGAGAGCAGATGACTAAAGATTTCCGCGATGCCAATACGGCGCTTAAAGATAGAAATTATTTTGTTCTTTTAGATATGGCCGAGAGACTTAGTATCCCCCTTCCAAAAAACTATGAACAACAGACTCGGTGGATGAAAACTGAGATTCGAAAAGCACAAGATCAACTAGCGGCACAAAAAAGAACTTACAATTATCTGTTTGCAGCTGCTGAAACGGACGAAGAAAAAGATAACGTCATTCGTCAATTTGTTCAGCAACTTTTTGGATTAAATTTATCTTAAAAAAATATTGACAGCGCTGCGTTTGTTTGTTATATTAGAATAGAACCAACAAGGAGGTACACGTGGCTAACACGTATGAACAAAAGAAAAGATATGTGAAGGAATATATTCGTTCACTGAGTGCGATTGAAGAGGCCATGGAGCCTTATAAGGAGCAAAAGCGCGAATTGCGAAGCGAGTTTCGCGAGAACGGCTGGCTGAACACTGACGAATTAAGAGCCGCAGTTAAAGCCTATCGACTGTTCAAGGGTAAGGTGAACATTGATGAAGTTGTAGACAACTATAATTTGATTGCTGATCCGGAGTCTACCCCATGAATGCAGCAACTCAACAAACTATGTTTAGTTCAAAAACTGGCGAATGGGCAACCCCACAGGAATTTTTTGATAAGCTCAATTGGCGCTTCGGTCCCTTTGACTTAGACCCGTGTGCAAATCCCCATAACACCAAGTGTGCTAACTTTTATACCGAAGCTGAAGACGGGCTCACCAAGGATTGGTCTGGACACACTGCCTTTGTGAATCCACCCTATGGTCGCGGCATTGATAGGTGGATCGAGAAAGCGTATAACACAGCAAAGGACGGCAGATCGAAAGTCGTCATGCTTATCCCGGCACGCACAGATACGAAATATTGGCACAGTTTTGTAATGAAAGCCTCGGAAGTTTATTTTCTTAAGGGTCGCTTGAAGTTTGGCAACAGCGTCAATAGCGCGCCGTTCCCATCGGCCATTGTTGTGTTCGACAGTAACACCTCTCAGCAGAGGTTTGGAACGATGAACCGATGAACCGCAAACAACGCCGCGCAATGCGGAAGGAAATGGGGAAAGAAAACACCGAAAAGCTCTCCCAAAAAATTTTCCAGTTTGAGCAACTGCCAGAAATGTGCCTAACATGTGAAAAGTCATTTGACAAAACTAATCGAGACATGGTAGAATCATGGACAGTGATTGTAAGAGAAAAGAACGACTCCACGGTCCGTCTTTATTGCCCAGATTGCTGGGCAAAAGCGCAAGAAATTGTGGACATATACATAAAACAACAGGAGAAAAAATAATGCCCATTCAACGACTCACTTCAAACGCCCTTCAAAAGATTATTGGCGGAAAAGTTCGGGACACAGCTACATGTGTTATTAAATTTTATTCTAACACATGTGAATTGTGTCACAATTTTCATAATGAATATGAAGAACTGTCCTTCGATCAAAATTATCAGGATATTCACTTTTTCGCATTTAACTTGGCCGACCATCCTACGGTTGACTTCGAATTAGGTTTTGAAGGAGTACCGACAGTTGTCCTTGTCGCACTAAACGACAAGGCAAGCCCTCAAATTGAGGTATGTCCGGATCCTCCCGACCCTCACCCTTTAACCTTCTTAAGAAAAAAGGACGTCTCTCGGTTTATTGACCAATATCGCGATCGGAAACCGCCAACCGTCGACGGGAGGTTTTAAGATGTCAAAGATAGTTTATGATGCCGTGATATCGCAACTGAGGGGTGAGGCACAGGAAGCGTTAGGAATGATTCAACATTTGCTGGAGACTCCATCTATCGGGCGCGACAGCACTCACACTGCACAGATTAAGGAGTATGCCCACAAGCTGGTCACGGCCGAAGGAGCCCTTCTTACGATGCAGCAATACTTTAATCAGCAGTTTTACCCGCCTGTGGAGGCGCCTCCGGGCCCGCCGACGGTTGTTACGCCCGAGATGTCTCCTACTATGCGCGAGGCTTTGGAATCTGAAAAGATTAAGGCGGAAGCAAAAAAGCGGAGAAAGAATCCAAAAAAGAAGGATGACTCATGAACCACATGATAGCTTACGATGACGTGCTGTTGGTGCCTCAATATTCAGACATTCGTTCGCGTTCGGAAATCGATATTGCGTCGAATCTGGGAAAAGGGGTCGACCTGTGCCTGCCTATTTTGGCTTCCCCCATGGATACTGTATCCGAAAGTGCAATGGCGAACGCTATGTCGATCAGCGGCGGCGCAGCTATTATTCATCGTTATAATACGATTGCTGAACAAGTGAAGCATGTTGGCAAGGTAGAGGCGCCAGCTGTTGTTGGAGTCGCCATTGGCATAACGGGAGATTATATGGAACGCGCCGCGGCATGCTTGGAAGCCGGCGCAACTTTTCTCTGCGTTGATGTGGCTCATGGTCATCACATCATGATGCGCGAAGCATTAAGACAGCTGCGTAAGAGTTTTGGACAACGGGTTCACTTGATGGCTGGAAACGTGGCCACTCTAGAGGGCATTAATGATCTTGCCGACTGGGGCGCCGATAGCGTACGGTGCAATATTGGAGGAGGATCTATTTGCTCAACCCGTATTCAGACCGGACATGGCTTGCCTGGACTCCAAACGATTATTGAATGCGCCAAGACCGACAGAGACGTAAAAATTATCGCAGATGGAGGAATCAAAAACTCCGGCGATATGGTCAAGGCGCTTGCAGCCGGCGCCGATGCGGTCATGGTAGGTTCGTTGCTTGCCGGCAGCACTGAGACTCCGGGGGAAGTATTTTATGATCGAGACGGTCACCGTTGGAAGACATATAGAGGTATGGCTTCGAAGGAAGCACAAATCGACTGGCGTGGAAAATATTCCTCCTTTGAAGGAGTAGCCAGCAGAGTAACCCATCAAGGGCCGGTGGGAAAAATCTTAGATGACCTAGAAAAAGGAATTCGTTCGGGCTTTTCTTACAGCGGCGCTAGAACTTTAACCGAACTGCAGGCGAAAGCTGTATTTGTAGAGCAGACAACCTCGGGACTCTCGGAGAGCGGCGCACATATTCGGAGTCGTGAGAGATAATGGAAATAGACTATGGTAAGCTGACCAAACGAGTAGTCTTCACGGAGAATGACCATCGCCATGCCAAGTTCTTAATTAAGCTTAAGCAAGACGGACTCACCCAGGCGGCATTTTTTCGGCAGATTCTAAGTGGATACGTGGAGGGTGATGAGCGTATCCAATCGTTCGTTGATCAACACAAACCGCAGTCTAAAAAGCACAAAAAGAAAGTTCGGCAGCGCAGAGAAGCGGGACAGGCAGCGATACTTGATCATGGATTCTCCGAAGAGCAGATAGAAGATTTATATGACCTAATAGCAGAGGAGCACCCAGAATTATGAAACCACCCCATCCGGGACTACTGGCCTGTAGTCAAATTTGTTTAGATAAACAGGTTGAGTGTCCAAATAAAGACTGTAAATATTGGATAGACTATAAAAAAGAGCAAAATTGCACACTAGTATCTATTTATGTTAACGGACCGATGACACTACGACAAGTGGGAGAACGCTTACATATTTCATTCGCCCGTGTTAAACAAATTGAATCGAAAGCTTTGAAGAAACTCAAATCTCTCATCGGCGGTGATACAAATTTGTTTTTTTAGGTCTTTAGTGGAACAAACCACTATTTATTTTTGAGTTAACGTAACTGTACTTTTAAGGAGAAAAACTAATGGCTCGCAAAACTTTATTAACCGAAGGCGAAATTCGTCAATTTATGAAACTCGCTAATTTATCCCCGGTCGCCAAAACTCGACTGAATGAAATGGGAGTATTAGGCGAGGAGGACGACGAGCTAGATGTTGCGCTCGACGTTGAAGAAGAACCACTCGATGATGATGGAATGGAGGTAGATGCCGCCGAACTGGATGTCGAGGCAGAGCCAGCTGATGACATGATTTCTTTAGGAGACTTTGTTCAAGCACTTGAAGACGCAGTTCAAGACGTAACAGGAAGACCCACAGACGCAGATCTTGAAGGAGGTGAGGAAGAAGATCTCGACATGATGGGCGGCGAAGATGACCTTGAAGTCGATGCACTTGAGGTAGGAGTCGATGAAGACCCCCCTGGTGGGATGGATATCTACGAAGCAGATGGCGCTATGAAAGGCGATCAATCCAAGTCCCGCGCAGACTATATGCATCAACATGATAAAGATCCCGAAGAGGACGAAAAAGAGCGTAGGAGATACGACAGAACTCATAAGGGACACGGCGATCGCGAAGGCGATCAAAGCGCCACTCGTTCTGACTTTAGTCGACGCACCGTGGACCGCAGCAAGAATCGCGCTCGGGGTAGGCTCAAGCAGGCTAAAAATCCATTTTCAGTCGGAGAGAATCTCGATAAAGATGCTCTCGTTGCGGAAGTGGCCAAGAGAGTTGCCGCTCGTCTCCAGCAAGAGACTAAGCGCGACACGATGGTGGATGACTTGACTGAGAGAATTTTTAAACGTCTTACCCAAAAATAATTTGACTTTCATAGAGTAAGATGATACAATAACCACTGGGAGCAATCCAAGTGGTTATTTTTTTAGGTGGTGTATGGAATACATTTTATATTTGCTAATTTTTATATTCGGATATTTTACTTGCAGGGCTGTTTACTTTCTTCGCTCATTAACAACAAGCATGGCATTGATTCGCTTGTCGCAATTAGTGGCGCTTTCGATTTTTGCCAAAACATTGGAAGACATTCATTATGCGCGAGTGGCTAAAATGGAAGGCATGCTAAAGAATAAAGAAAGTGAACACAATGTCCAGGCATTTGTATATCGTTTTGAGGACGAGATAGCTAGTTATAAGAGAAGGTGTATTAAAGATTTAATCGCCCTCCACCCGCAGATGTTCCAAGGAACTGTACAGTTTGATGATTGGAAGTCTGCCATGCAATTTTTAAACGATCACAGACCGGTCGTCGAACACATATTAAGAGGGGAACCCACCAATGATTAAGAAACTAAAAGAGGCCATTACCTCGATAGCAACACCAGGGGAGGGCGAGCCAGACGTTATCTTGGTCCAAGCCCCAGGTCCTAAAGAGCCTGAACTGCAGATGATTGGACTTTTTGCTGAAGTAGTAGAAGAGAAGATTGCTGAAGTGGTGCATGCGATGTTATATCTTAATGAAGTCAATAAAGGCAAAAGTGCAAAAGCCAAGCAGCCGATTGAATTTTATATTTCGACCTACGGCGGTTCGGCTGATGATATGTTTGCGCTTTATGATATAATGAGATTAGTGCGCGAAGATACTGACATCAGCACTGTGGGTTTAGGAAAGGTAATGTCGGCCGGTGTGCTGTTGTTGGCGGCTGGCACCAAAGGAAAGCGCAAGGTTGCCCGCAATTGTCGGATTATGATCCATTCAGTGATTGGAGGCAATCACGGTAGTTTGCATAATATGATAAATGAGATGGAGGCTATCGAGCAACTGCAACAAATGTACTCAGATTGTTTAGTATCGGAAACAAAAATCACAAAAACACAGCTGAAAAAAATGTTAGAACGTAAAGTAAATGTCTATTTATCAGCAGAAGAAGCGGTCGAATATGGAATCGCCGACATTATTGTATAAGGAATCCAATGTCAGATTTAACACAAATACTTAAAGAAGAATACTTTAAACAAATGCATAGCATGGATATGGATTCGTTGATGGAGATGATAGAAGATGTGATGGACTCAGTGGGGTCCATCGTTCGGGAGGATGTTGCATCGGCACCCAAGATGGATGATCGTGATGATGAAGCCACGCTGCGTATGCTTTTACGCATGATTCCCGATATTGAAGTATCTGAAATCGGATGGTCGGATGTAAGGACGCGCGATGAAGACGTCGAAATTAAAGGACCGCAGCGGCAATTGTTGGAGAATTACCTTAGTAATATCAAAGGAGATGACTTTGCAGCACGCATTGAAAATATTTCTGATTTTTATACAAAGGGAGCGGGCCTCATCGCCGAGCATGCCGGCACTGATCGCACTCAGATAATCGTACAAGCAATTTCTTATCTTGTATTTTATAAGACTTTGACAAAGGTGGTCACTAACTTTAACGCATCGTCGGCAGGGTTTAGTTTTGAGTCCTTCCTCGCAGCATTGGTGGATGGCTATCAGATCCCCGCCGGCGGCAACACTATCGCAGATTATGTCGATCGTGCCGGTGATAAAGAGATCCCCGTCAGTCTTAAGTTGTATCGCAAGGGAGGGCTTGAAGTGGGTGGTAGCTATACCGACTTGGTAAACGATCTAGTAAAGCCGCAGTTTTCTAGTTTCCCTGGGATGCGCTATGTTGTGTGCACAAAGAGTCTCCAAGGTAAAGGTTTGGAACAAGAAGGGGCTATTCACTTTTATCAGTTCGATTTTGAGCTTGCGAATGTCATGAGTATCCTTCTTAATTCTAAATATCCCTATGTTATCAGAATTCACCAAGCGTCAATGGCTGCCATCGAAGCTGGACAACAAGTGGGCGCAGCCGAACTACTGGATTTACCTGAAGCGGCCCGAGAGCTTTCGGCTGAAGAACTCACTCCCGTCTTTGCAAAGGCGTTGGAAGGGAGAATCCGTGACTTTCAAGAAGATAACCCTAATCATCCACTGAAAACTTTTGATAACGAAGCTTTAGCTGCGCTTATTGAAGCTCTCAATTGGGAAAAGAACGATGACATCTTCAACAAAGAGAAGGTGCGCGGGAGAGGAGCACTGGGCAAGAAACAGATAGCAAAGTGGATTAAAGCTGCCTACTCGGAATCTCCCGAGCAATATGCACCTTTAGTAGATTTGCTTATCGCCGCCAATGCAGATGTGATTCGTCAACAATCAGCCGCCTCCAAGAAGACAGAGCGCAATAAAATGATAGATGCAATGATTGAGGGAGGAGAGTTTTTATCACCCGAAGACACAGCCGAAAGATATGGAAACCTGGGCCCTCGTCAACAGCGCGAGGCTTTAAAAAGCAGCTTAGGTTATCTGCGCCGTCTGCACTTTGCCTTGAATGAAAAACAGGCCATAAATCCCGGAGAGCCAACTAACACGATAGATATAGGTCAGATCAATATTGGTCGTCAGATGGTGGCTAACGTGCTGAATAGTGTGCGCGATTTGTTAAATGGCGAGGTGTATCAAATCTTCGAATCACTTAAACTATTGTCTGACAGTCTCAATACTTTTTTCGCCGGCGGATTGGAAGATGATTCACAAGCCTACGCCGCAGTACACAATGCTAACAATATTAGTTCATCCGAAATACTATCGGACGATGAAGCCACGTTATCGTGGGCCACTGGCGCGATGTATGAATCTAAAAATAAATCTAACAAATAAGCTTGACAATAGGCGCGTCAGGGATTATAATATAAACTAACCTAAGAGGAAACATGAGCAGAGCATTTGATGACAATCAAACTCTTCAACAGAAGATTATAAAAGGCGCTAACGTTTTGGCCGACAACGTTGCTTCCACATTGGGGCCGAGAGGTCGAAATGTTTTACTCAAAGAGAAAGACAAACAACCATTTATTACGAAGGACGGTGTAACTGTCGCACACTTTGTAGCGTTGGATGATCCATTTGAAAATGCAGCCGCTAGCGTCATTAAGCAAGCAGCTATTCAAACTAACAATGATGCAGGAGATGGTACGACCACCGCCACAGTCCTTGCGCGTGCAATTCTACAAGAATCTCAGAGATTTATTGCATCTGGCGTTTCTCCTATCGAATTGCAAAGAGGCATTGGTCTTGCTGTAGAAGAAGTGGTGGAAGGATTGCGAGAGATGGCCAAGCCAGTCACCAGCACCGAAGACATCGCACATATCGCTTCGATTTCTGCTAATAACGATAGCAGTATCGGTGAGTTGATTGCCATCGCTGTAGACAAAGTAGGTCAAGACGGCTCCATTACGATTGAAGATTCTCGTTCCTTAGAAACATCGCTAGATATTACTGAAGGATTCGGGTTCGGATCGGGTTATTGCGCCGGCGCTTTTGTGACCGACGAAAGGCGCGGAGTGATGAACCACGACGACCCACTTCTGTTTATTACAGATCAAAAGATTTCGACCGTAGAATCGATTCTACCTGTGTTAGAATTGTGCGCACGCGAATCTCGGCCACTTATTTTTGTCGCCGAAGACATCGAAGGTCAGGCGCTTGCTGCGATGATTATGAATGCCATGCGCGGTACACTAAAAGTTGCGGCAATCAAAGCTCCGCATTATGGAGAAGAGAGGAGAAATATCCTAGAGGACTTGGCGATTTCCACCGGTGCAACCTTTATCACACGCGAGAGCGGCATTAAGCTAAAAGATGTTAAAATGCAACATCTCGGCAGTGCCAAGCGCATTGAGAGTACACAAGTTACCACTACGATTATTGGCGGAGCAGGCAACTATGAAGAAATCGATGCGCGCATTGAATCTCTCAAAGAACTTATTAAGGTGACTGATTCGATGCAGGCGTGTGAACGCCATCAAGGTCGCTTGGTACGCTTGGCATCGGGCGTGGCGGTTATTCGTGTCGGTGGCACTACCGAAGTGGAAATGATTGAGAAGAAGCATCGTATCGAAGATGCTTTGGAAGCGGTGCGTTCAGCGCAGGAAGAAGGTATTATACCCGGCGGTGGCTCGGCATTACTCAGAGCGAGTCAGTCCCTGGCTATCACCACCGACAGCGCGCAGCAGGCGCTAGGTGCAACAATTGTTCAGCGCGCCTGCCAAGCGCCGATTGTACAGATGGCTAAGAATGCAGGAGAGTCCTCCGACTTGATTATTGATTCGGTACTTAAAAGCAAACAAGCGATGGGGTGGGATTTCCGCGCTAACGAAATGGTCAACCTATATGATCGCGGTGTTGTCGATCCTGTTAAGGTAACAGTCACTGCATTGAGAAATGCTGCGAGCTGTGCTGGTACACTAATTACCACTAACTTTGGCATCATACAAACGGAGTAAATAAGAAATGGAATTAATAGAGGGTGATTTAGTTTATATACCACAAGATGTGTTGTTGTATAATTTGCAATCGGGATCTAAGCGGTTTAGAACCGACAAGCCCACAACTGCGATTTTTCTTAAGGAGGAGCCCAACTCCACAGTTAAAGTATTTGTAGACGGTAGTGAGATGATTGTGCGAAAAAATCATATATACATAATGGAGAAAAGATGCTCGTAAAATTAACAGAGGTATGTAACAATGCGGCCGTTACCAGTCGTCACCAATACACTTTAAGAGATATATTTATCAACCCGGAACACGTTGTGATGATTCGGGAAGAGCGACGGTTGCGTGAGATCAACGAGGGCGGCGGTGTGCTAGCTGGGCTCGACACTAATCATCGTTTTTCTAAACTCACCCTCAACAGAGGAACTACCGGCACAGAAATCGTAGTGATCGGCGCACCAGAAATAATCGAAACCCAATTGAAAAGCAGCAAAGTACTGCTTAAAGGATAAGCTATGAGTTCACCTAGAGTTAATATTCAATATTCCGTTAGTGTGGAAGATTTGCCAGACGAAATTAGCCGTCTCGTAACAAAGGCTACTCATCTTCAAATGCAGATGAGCGAGGAGTGTGGACAACTTAATACCGCCGATCCAGACACTTTATGGAGCGCCGCATACGTTGGCGATATACAAAACTGGAGAGCGTATTTGGTGGAAATCGATCACACTTTGAAAGATGTTGAAAACTTAGTTAAGTCGTATCTATCCCAAATGGGGTCCTCAGCTCACACTGCCGTAGAGAACACACCCACTCCTTCTCCCTCGTTGCCGCTGAAGGGCCTCCCGTTGCCCTCCCCGGGGGATTTGGACCATTTGATCGAGAATTTTCAAGAACGCATTGAATCTCCAAGAGAGGAAGGGCATGAAATCACCCCTGAAGCCTCTCCATAATTCTTTAGCCAGTGGTTATCTTAGAAACAAGGTGGGACAGAAACAGATAGTCGACTCTTTCTTTTTTTTTGATGGCAACTATGAATGTATGCTAGCACAGCAGAATAATTTTGTTATCGGACATACCACGGCATATACGGTAGGAGAGTTTTGGACATCTTTAGAAGAGTCGCGTCCTTGGATCGAGGGAGTGTGTGAGGATGTAAGCAACATTCTCCATAAACCTGTTTTTGAGCTACTGCAAGACACATGGCACACTCAAGATACATTATTCATTCGCAGCGCGTTATTCTTTTTATTGAGTCGCTGTTCAACAAAGGGGTTGCCTTCGTCGGGAGAACTCTTGACAGAAGGTTTAAGTCCGATGGCTTTTAAGTACTTGCGAGAGTTGAAGACAGAGAATTTACACTTTATTCATCACTCAGAGTCGGATCCTATAGACGTGATACAACCATCTCGCGCTAATAGTATTATTTTGATGAATTTGGGCTCTTATGGGCACGGATTAACTCAAGGACCCGTGAATCTAGGGGTGGAGGAGACTTTTATTGACCACCGCAACGTGAGAGAAAAACTTTTTTCTATGAAGAATCCGTGGATTGTGAATTATACATATAGCAATGCAGTGACAGATTTGTATCGTTCCCAAGATGTTGTTTTACTTGACATGTATGGAAACAAAACGCAGGAGAAATCAGAAGCCCGCGAGGTAGTAATTGCTAACTTCTAAGATGGCACTGGCCATGGCTTTGTTCGCGTTAGGGCAAACTTTAGCATGGTTTCAAATTAACAGTCAATTTGTGTGGGAATGGTGGCGCGCCCATCCTCTTCTGGCTGTAGTTTTATATGGTTTGCCCACCGGTGTGTGTTTTTTGTATGGTGTGCGATTTGCTTATGAGGAAATGGGACAAGTGTGGGGCCCGCGCTTTCTCATCTTTAGTATGTCGTATTTGACATTTCCTCTACTTACATGGCACTTCTTAGGCGAGAGTATGTTTACGACCAAGACAATGATATGCGTCATGCTATCATTTCTTATTGTATTAGTACAATTGTTTTGGAAATAGTCAACTATTTATAATGTTGGAGTTTATTTAATGAGTTATTCGACAGATAAATGGTTTCGCTATCTCAACGAGAATGTGAGACTAGACGAGGGGATTAGAGACATAGGGCTCCCCGAAGAGATAATAGATCGTATTGAGAGTTCTTTGCACGATGCACCTGAGAATGCCAAGACGTGGTTAGGGCACATGTGGAAGAAAACATATTTACATCAGTTTGTACGCCCTTCTAATAGAATGCAGAAGTTTCGCTTCGATACAATGGAGCCATTGCTATCGGCTCTTGACTATTGGACGGGCAGCGCAAAGGCTGACGATATAGACCCACCACTGCCTCCCGTGCAGTTTGAGAATATATTGAAAGAAGATGTGGAGTGGAGCGCAGAGAAAGCGGATCGAACCAAGCAGGTGCTTAAAAATGTCAATACAGCTATTAAAGATCAAGCCCTGGGCAAATGGCCCCGAGCTTTTAAGAGAGCGGCCAAGAATTTAAGCAAGCTAGGATTGAATAGCGAAACAGTGGAGTTTGTTCAAGAGGTGCTCGATAACGCACTCGCTGAAGCATGGAACCAGTTCCACAGCCGGTTCAGGGATGTGTTTGTGTATTTGAATATGCATCCCGATAATATCAGGACTCTTTCTAATATTAAGACTATGGCGTCGGCCGACGAAAAAGCCGAAGCTGAATTACGCGAGCACGAAGACCCTGAACAGATTCTTCACACTTTTGACGATGGTTCATATTGGTATGACCTTGACACAACTTCATGCGATATGGAAGGGGAGCGAATGGGGCACTGCGGCGCTGGTCAAAGTGGTGGCACTCTCTATTCGCTGCGTAAGCCCGAAGGCAGACGGGGCAAGTCCAAGTCTTTCGTGACCCTTGAAATGGGCGACGGAAATATGGGCGAGACTCTCTTCCAAATTAAAGGACGCGGGAACAGCGTTCCCCCGGAAGAAACATGGCCCCACATTGAATGGTTTATTGATAACATGAACGTTCAAGCAATAGAGGAGCAGGGCGAGTATTCTGACGACCCCGAAGCCTTTCATGAGATGAACTTCTGGCTGGAAAGACGCACCCAGGTCAGCATCAGCGGCAATCGCGAGAGCCGAATAGAGGAACTACGAAGCGAATTAGAAAATGCCGATTATGAATTTCAAGGGATGGAGTTTTGTGAAGTCTTCTGGGAAATTGCAGATTATGATGGGGACGGCAATGACATCTATGTAGATCTCGGCTCGTATTGTAGGTTAGAGATCAACTTGGGATGGCCAGCATTTGAACAGAGAGGCGAAGGCTACTTTGCTATGTCAGCCGAGGGCGTAACACTTGATAACATAGATTACATTCCCACAAAATATTCGGAAGTTAACAACTTTGAGTCCGAAGTGGGACTAGATGATATATTGTCTCTTCTTCCCGGTGAGGACAAGGAGATTACATCAATAGAGGTCAAAATGATGGAGGGGGTTGATCCTACCTGGCGAGAAGGTGACCCAATTAAACAGATGCCTCAAACTGCTCATCTGATAGTCGACCTGAGACTGAGTGAAACGGTCGGCGAAGACGGAGCGGTGAGTGATTTCAACTACTTTGCAAGTGAAGTGCGAGATGAGTTTGAAGAAAAGTATGACCAACATGTGCGAGAGGTCCAAATGGAACTGGCTGATGGCGGATATATGTCTAAGAATGCTTATCTTAACAACCGCGAAGACTTGCTAGCATTAGAGGGAGAACTAAAGCATTGGACCGTTGCCAGCTCTGCATCTGAAACTATATTCACGTTTCAGCACGAATCTGGTCACGGATCCGGCACTGCTACTTATTTCATTCCCACCGGCATTAGCCTTCCCACTGCGGCTCTTATTTATCTCGGAGATCAAGCCGGCGCCAATTATGAAGGTTTGGTGCGAGATATTTTCAAGGCGCGCAACCACAGACAGATTTCATCGCCTAGTCTCAATAAACAAATGGCTATGCACCTTGATGATGCGTATGTTAAAGCGCAACAAAAGAGCCGTGATGATAGTGGACAGACGGAGTTTGATTTTGGACCCGAGTATCAACCAGAAGATATTCTAGACCTTCCCGAAGACCTCAATTTCGTAATCAATCCGAAAATCAGATACGAGCCGCGCGAACCTAACAGAGTACCCAGTGTTACTTTTGACATGTTCTTCCAAATAAAGATTAACTACAACGACACCATCGATGAGATTGATAGTGCGTTAAACCTTGTGAAATATCTGAACGAAAATCCCGAGCTGGTTATTGAGGCTGGGAAGAGCATTGTTGCGATTGCCCTTGAGCCACTTGAAGACGAGGTGTCCAAGAAG